AAGAACACCACGACCGATTTCACCCTGCTGAAATCAGCCAACCTTTCCAACTACACGAATCGCTATGACCAATTTTCGCTTGCCGTGGGGTCGCTTGAAACAGGCTCGTATAAGTATGAAGTTTACGATACCAATAGCACGGTTGCCGCTGCTTTGGCGGTCGTTGAAACGGGCTTGGCATTTATACAAACCGCAACGATAGGCTTTAACACCTACGCAAACACAATTACTTACAACACCTTCCTCGCATCCAGCGTGAGGGTATTCGATTCAACCTTTGACTCAACTTTCGCATAATGAGCGTACAAACACGAAGCCAACTCCAAGCGAGTGCCTTAACCATTACCAACGAAACCGCTGCCGGGGCGAACACCGCATCCCGTGTTGGTGGCTTGTTCGACGACCTTGCAGACACCGCAACGCTTGACAGGGAACGGGGCTTTGCGAACCTTTACCTTGATACCGACACGGCCTTTACTCCGACGCAGGGGCAAAGAGTCAAGTTGACAAGTGCGATGAAATCAGGCGTTTTGTCAACCTACAATTTTTCAAGGACCACGACATCGCTGACCTACACCGGCACAACGGGGGCGACCCTTCGCATCGCTGCATCCATGGTCTTGACGCAGGGCAACAACCACCAAATCAAAGTCTACATCGCCAAGAACGGCACAACGATTGACCAGTCAATGACGGAAAACACGACGAGTCATAGCAACGGCCATGCCATTTATACGGAGGCATACGTTACAGGTGCGGTCAACGATGAGTTCACCATCTACATCAACGCAATCGATAGCGGTGCAAGTATCACGATTTCAGCCCTTTCATTCACAGTTCACACGCTATGAGTAATAAATCTACTCAACACTTCACCCAATGGCTTGGGATAGAGCATAAGGTCCCTGTAATGCTGGAGAACCGCTCCGGCAAATACATCACCTACGGCTTTGCGAACGAATACCCCTACTACCTACTTGACAACTATCGCAGGTCAAGCAAGCACAATGCCATCGTCAACGGCAAGGTGAACTACATCATGGGCGGAGGATGGCAGGCAGGGGATGACTTGACCGTAGAGCAAGAGGCCCGGTTCATCAAGTTCTTCGATGGAATGTCAAGCACGGAGGACCTGAACGACATCACCGAGAAACTGGTCTTGGACTTAGAGATTTTCAACGGCTTTGCGGTTGCTGTTACTTGGTCCAAGTTGGGAACGATTGCGAAGATGGAACACGTCCCGTTTGAGAAAATCAGGGTTGACAAGGAAGAGAAGATGTTCCAAGTCGCTGACTGGTACAACGACGACATGATGCAACTCTTCCCCAAAGTCGGGGACATCGAGAAAATCCCGGCCTTCGACCCGGAGAACCGCCTCGGTAAGCAGTTGTTTTATTACAGGGTCTACGCAGCAGGCGTTAAGCACTACCCGCTCCCGGAATACATCGGGGGGAACGCTTGGATTGAGGCAGACGTGCAAGTGGCGAACTTCCACAACAACAACCTCCGCAACAACTTTTGGGGCGGTTACTTGATTAATTTCAACAACGGCATCCCAACCCCCGAAGAACAGGGGGACATTGAGAGGCAGATTAAACGCAAGTTTTCGGGAACCGACAACGCTGGTCGCTTCGTTGTAACCTTCAACGACGATGCAGCCAAGGCCCCGACACTTGAACCGCTCACTCCGAGCGACATGGATAAGCAGTTTGAGATACTCAACAAGGCTATCCAACAAGAGATATTCATCGCCCATCGTGTAACGAATCCACAATTATTTGGGGTGAAAACCGAGGGCCAACTTGGTGGACGCAACGAATTGGTCGAGGCTTACGAGTTGTTTAAGGCAACATATGTGAACGACAGGGTACGCAAGGTTGAGCGGATGATCAATTATTTGGGATCCTTTAATGGCGTGGAAGGTATGGAACTTATCCCGGTGGAACCCATCACGGAGCGACTAAGCGAACAAGCCCTGTTGCAGATAATGACCAAAGACGAATTAAGGGAAAAGGCAGGTCTGCAACCTTTGGAAAAGCCTGCTGACGTGGTTGGACCTAACCCCCAACCCGACGAGCAACCGCAATCCGTGGAGCAACTTGCCAGCAACGACAACATCAAGAAGTTGTCGGGCCGTGAGTACCAAAACCTGATGCGTATCGTGCGTCAGTATATGCAAGAGAAAATAACTCTTGAAATGGCTCGGACCATGCTTTCGGCTGGATTCGGTTTGTCTGCCCAAGAGATTGACACGATGCTCGGAGTGCAGGCCCAAGAGTTCAGCGAACCTACTTGGGGCGAAGAGGACGACGAGGACTACGGATGGGGCGACGAAGAGTTCAAGGTCTTGGAAGTGGTTGCAAGTAAGTTCGGAAGCCATGCAGACGATTACCATGTGATGCACTCCAAGCCAATGCGGTTCGATGCCAACATCGACGAAAACATCCGTTTGGCCTTTGCCGAACTGGGCGAGGAAGAGAAAGAGTTGGACCTGAAGATTGAGGCGTATCGCAAGAAGAACCGGGACGCAAGCGTTGAAGAAATGGCAAAAGAGTTCGGGGTCAGCAAAGCCAAGGTCGCCAAGCGAGTCGCCTACTTGATTACCAAGGACCGCTACCCAATCAGCCGGGCGGTAGACAAGATTGCTGAGCAGAACCTACCCAAGGGCGTAAAGGAAGTTGCCGAGCCTGTACTTGAGGTCCGCTACAAATACGCTTGGGCCACAGGGTTCAGCAACAAGGACAAAGGCTCCAGCCGTGAGTTCTGCAAGGTCATGCTTGACTTGGCAGGGCAGGGCAAGGTCTACACCCGTGAGGACATCGACGGGATTTCTGCGATCATGGGCTACTCGGTTTGGAACAGGAGAGGCGGTTGGTATCACACGCCCAGCGGAGTGAATCGCCCCCAATGTCGCCATGTATGGGAGCAGCAGTTGGTAATCCGTAAAGGCAATAAAATCACGAAGGCATGAAGGCACTATTCATAAGCGAAGAAACGCTGCTGGACAATAGCATCATCAACGAGAACGTATCCTACACCCAAATCCGTCCAACGGTCATCAAGGTGCAAGAGATGCGGATTCAGCCCATCGTTGGCTCTCCGTTGTACGGGGAACTCGTCAGCCAAGTGGTCAGCGGTTCAACGTCTGCACTCAACCAAACGCTGCTGGAGGACTACATCCAGCCTGCAATGATTCAGTGGCTTTACTACGAGTTGCCGATGGTGTTGGCGTTTAAGTACATGAACAAGGGGATGGTCCGTAGAACAAGCGAAGAGTCCTCGCAGATGAGCATGGAAGAAATCACACGACTGACCGACAAAGTGAAGAACGATGCCGAGTGGTACTCCGAGCGCATTACTCGCTACCTGATGGAGAACCGCAACTCCTATCCGCTTTGGAACTCGCCTCCGTCTGCTTTGGATACCATCTACCCGAACGCCACCAACTATCGAACCGGGATGGTCTTGGACCGCAACCGAAGGATGGGAATCAGCAACCTTGACTACCCCTACCCTTACGGACAATTCGGGGCGTGTAACGATTGCTAACGATGGGTGCACACAAAAAAAACATACTGAAACTCCAGAATTATGTCTTGGATAAAAATCAAGCAAGCCCTGCTGGACCTTGCCAACAACCATCCGCAAGTAAACTCCTTCGGGACGGGCGACCCTCTTGCAATCGGCACGGACAACACGATAAACCTGCGAACCCCAAGCCGTGAGCGAATCGTCTATCCGCTCGTGTTTGCGGACGTTCAGTCTGCAAATACTGACGCTGGTACTTTGGACTTGGTGGTTGGGGTATATTTTAGTGATAGAGTTGAGTCCATCAAGCCGATGGGCGGAGTGGTTTCGGGCAGCCCTACGCTGGGCTGGCAGGATAACGAGGACGAGGTCCTAAGCGACCAGTTACAAATCGCACAGGACTTCATATCAGCCCTCACAAACGACCCAAACGAGGACTGGACCCTATCGTCCAGCGTATCGCTTACGAGGTTTGTGGAGAGCCGGGACGACCGCACGGCAGGATGGCAGGCGACGATGACCTTTGAGATTCCGTACTCTCACTCGGTTTGTGAAATTCCCACATAAAAGACATTTACAATTAAACGCTAAAAAATGCCTACACCTATTTTGCAACAAATGCTCGGACAGGGCGGTACGATGGAGTTTATCAATGGATCCGTTACCGGGAAAAACTACGACTTCCTTGTAGTCAACACCGCTGCGACCTTCACAACTTTAACAGGAACTGGAAGCGAGAACCTGCTAACCGCTTACAACTTTTCGGGGGTTTCTATTTCCGCTGGTATCGTGATAAGCGGTCGCAATGGCGGTAAGATTACGGCCGTCAATCCAAGCGCAGGTTCAGTCATCGGTTACACATTCCTCTAAGCGATGCTTATCGGCTACGGCTACGGCTACCCGACCAATATGCTCCAAGGCGGCGTTGCTGCTGGAGTTTGGGCCTTGTTCAACGCAAGGGCAACCGCTGATGGTGCAACCGCTGCCGAGGCTGCCGTGGATGGATGCCTGTTCAATCGCTTTGCTGCAATCTACAACTTCTAACAATGCCGACCCCATCGCTAATCCTCGTTCCTGCTCGATTTAAAACGGGCAAACTCTACACTCCCTTAGCAACAACTTCGGGCGGTGTGGTTCTTGGTGCATCGGGCGACTTCAATGTAACCCGGGCAACGACTGCGACAAGGGTCAACGCAAGCGGATTCATTGAGGTCGTGGCTTCGGGGATTCCGAGGTTGGACTATCCGATAGGCGGTGGATGCCCTGCACTCTTGGTGGAGCCGAGTGGGACGAACTTGGCGTTGCAGAGCGAGAATTTTGCGATAACTTGGGGACAGACGAACCTAAACATAACAAGCGGATTCACATCGCCAAGTAATAATAACTCAGGAACTTTAATTGAAGCAACCGCTAATACAGGCAGGCTTCGTCAAACATTTGCTGCAGGCCTTACGAGCGGAGTAACTTCAACCTTCTCTTTGTTCGCAAAGTTGGGAACTCAATCAAGCGGTATAACGCTTGTCTTTCAAGAAGGCACAGGCACTAATTATCCTTCAGGTGTTTGTCAGTCATTTAGACTTGATACGGGGGCAGTTGGAACAAGTGGCACATTGGGTGCAGGGTTCACAATTACTCGTTCTGGGATTGAGAATTACGGAAACGGTTGGTATAGATGCTCTTTAACTGTTCAATTATCCTATACGCCATCTTCCGCTAATTTAACAATTAGACCAACTTCGGTCGTTACTGCAAACCTTCCAGTTACTGCGAGCGGAGATACTTGTTACATTTTTGGAGCACAACTCGAAGTCGGCTCCGTTGCCACCTCCTACATCCCCACAACCACCGCAAGCGCAACACGCAACGCAGACAATATCAGCCTATCAGGAGTAGTCAGCGGATGCATTGGGCAGACGGAGGGGACGATTTATTTAGAAACAAATTCACTTGTTAGCGGGGCAAGTGATTTATTTTGCTTTGCAAGGGCTACAACGAACACTGTATCAATAAGCAAGAATTCTAGCAATATAATTCAAGCCACGGTATATACATCTGGACTAGCTTTAAATATAGCAGCATCAGGCACCGTGTCAGGTAATATGAAAATAGCATTTGCATATAAGTCTGGTAGCAGTGCTTTGTATATCAATGGGGTTCCAATTGGGACGAGTTCAACCGCATTCTCTTTTACTGCTGCATTAAATCAGATTAATATAAACCCGACTGTATTTTTTGAGGGGAGAGGCAACCAAAGGATTAGTGCTTTACCCCTCTACACCACCCGTCTAACCGACCCCGAACTCGCTGACCTAACAACCCTCTAATGGCTACCTTCCGAAAATACGAATTTGCAGTTTACGCTGACTTCCGAACCATTAACGACTCGGAGGTCGAGCCTCGCACCGTTGTGGAACTCGGACATATCAACCCTGCAAATCCAAAGGCTTGGTGCGTTGATATTCTATGGGAAGGCAGCGAGCCGAAGAACTGGACAAAAGACCAAACTTGGCCC